GGTTGTCGCTTCCAATCGTTTTGCCTTCATAATGGAAATCGACTTCAAGCAACGCAACGTCTTCTTCAAAATCGTCTGTGCAGCCAGATGACGTAGCATCGCGGAACACACGGCAAACCAGCATGGCGGACACGCCCGAGGCCGATAAGGGAATAGTGCCAAGTGACGTCAGGTAATGCTTATCGGCTACAATAGACGCATCCCCCACCGACCTAGTATTCGAGTAAATTATACTGGGCGATGGGAACACCTCATTGATACCGGAAAAGGTGTACTCTAGCCCCCAGGAAACGGCTTCACCAGCAGATCCATTTGTCGGTGACAGCCAGTGAACATGAGGCGAGATACTCGTCCCATATTTATAACCGTGAGGCATCTGGGTATTGAAGTAAAGCTCCTCTTCTATTCCGGCATCGAAGAGATACAGAAAAACGCCTTGTGAGCTACCGGCTGCAACCTTGTAAACCGCGAAGTCCGGATCCTTGCTCCCGCCGAGCTTGGTTGACGAGATCGGGACTCGCAGGTCGTCAAAGTAGGACGCATTGCCATAGAATGTAATCACACCGTCTCCATTGAAATGGGCATAGTCACCGCTTTCAATGTCGCCTATGTAGACACCATTCTCTGCTATAATTCCTTTACGGAATTTGGCTTGAGGCATTTGATTACACCGGAGCCAGCCTGAACGAGCAACGGAATAGGCTTGCCGCAGTCGCGCCATTCCACAATTGGACTTTTACCGCATTACCGACGACAGTCACGTTGATCGCGCTGGCTGCACTGGCTGTAACTTGGTAGGAAGCTGAAGTGAGATCCCAATTCTGGCCATAGTCAGACGATTGAAAAATGTGAAGGCCAGAACCGGATCCTACTGCAGCCGACGCATTAGACCAGATCGCGCCAATGAGACGGGAGAATCCCTCGGAAACCATCGAGCCGGATATGCTGCCACTTGCAGTCAGGGCTGTGGTTTGGCCGAGAACCTCTGGCATGTTTTGGACATAGATTTTGGACACGAGCTTCCCTCCGGTCGCGATTGGCTACGCTACCATGCAATAAAGGCAGGATTCGCCCATTACCAAATCGCCAGGTAGTTGAATGATACGTTGCACGTACCACCGGTCGCGGCGTGATTGGCGATTCCGAACGATGCCGAGATGACCGACGCAGAGGCGACCTTGGCCGCAACCGCGAAGATACCGCTTCCACCAGTGGTGGTATCGGGCATCAGGAACACCTTAGCGCCCACCGGAATGTTCGAGACGGTTGCTGTAACGGCTACGGTAGTACCGCTTGCAGTGAACTGAGGAACGGCGAACGTAACCGATCCATGCTTCAGGCCGACCGTACCGGTGCCAACTTGCCCGACAAAAAGGCTACCACTGGTAGTGAGCTTATTGTCGAACAGGATCTTGTTATTCCACTTTAGTCCCATTCTAATACTCCTGTATTCTGTTGTCTCTCGGGATCCCATCAGCCTAGGAAGCCGATAGTCTACTTGGATAGACCAGGCCCGAGAGTGTGGGCTGACCGGCTTCTTATAACCGGTCAGCCCAGAGGATCACTTACTGGAACATCACTAATTAGACCGCATCACCGATGCAAGCACCGGCTTAGACCGCGTCATCGATGTAAGCACCGGCATCCGACGCAGAGATAATCTCATCAGTCGAATGGGATGCCTCGATAACATCGGTGTAGGCCTGGTCCTCACGGAACCGGCGCACCTGCGATCCCTGCCACTCCAGCACATAACCGGCTGCAGGAGTCAGGAGAGACGGGGTCCGCGGAACGTAACCGATCCACATACCGTCGCCCCAGATGGCGCTCATTGACGGAGCGACACCTTCCTGGGAAGTGTTGCGCAAGGCCGTACCAACCAGGATGCGCTCCAGGTTGAACCAGCGTTGCAGATCTTCCAACTCAACCATGCCAGAAGGCCGGACATACTGGACCCGAGCCAGCATATCGGGATGGTTCTTGAGAACACGCCAGGTGTCATAGGACATGACACCGGTATTGGGGAACCGACCGATTGCGCCCACGATACCGGCAATGGCATTTTCGATGTGATCAAAGGGCTCCGACGCATCGTCGCTCCACTGATCACCCGCTGCCAAGGAAGCCGAGTAGACCCATACGGAGGCCGCAGTATTGATCATGTCGGCCACGCGTCGCTCGATCGCCCTTTCGAGTGAATCCATGACGAATTCGGTAGCCTCAAGGTCGGGGTTCAGCGGGTTATCCGCATTTTTCCGGACCTCATCAGGCACTGCCTTCGCCAGGGCTCGGGTGATACACATGTAGGAAGCGGTCGTGACGGTGTAGTCGGCTCGGGGGGCCTGAGTACCAGGAGCCCGCACGCCAACATCATCACGGAACCACGCATCCTTGGGGAACACCCAGTAGTAGTCGCTCTTCTTCTCAACCGGAACCTGGGGGAAGATTTCCCGCCAGATGTAGGCCGGATTGCGGTAGGCAATCGAGAACCGGCTGAGGATCCCGTCGATATGGACATCACCAACAGTTGGGGTAGGCATCTTATATCTCCTCTATTCTAGCCAGCCGCACGCCGCGGGCCAGTGAAGAACATCTCGATGATGACGCCGGAGCCCGTTGCCAGTGCTTCGAGAGCATAGCCCACACTGTAGGACGATGCCGCAGGGTTGAGCATACCGGTGGCTCGGCCATCGGATGCGCATTTCACCATGCCGCCATAGGTCAGAGGCGATGCGGCGCTTTCAGCATTAGCGGAAACCTTGGTCGGGCCGAAGAGCAAAACGGTAGCCTCTTCGCCAGCCACAGGGTTGTTCTGAAGAACGCCAATGGCCGATGCCGCCGCAGTCCCACACAGCTTGACATTTCCGGCAGTAGACGCGTGCGTTACCATCGAGTACTGCGAACCAGAAAGGTCCACATCCGCGGTAAAAGCAACTACGGTCGCCGGTGCATGATACTTAGCCATTCGTAAAACTCCTTTCAGTCGCGATTAGCGGGCCGCGTTTGCGATCTGCCGTCGCATACTGCGAATGTAGTTTTCAGCGACCTGTGGAGGAAGGCTCTGCAGGGCCTGCTTGATGTCGGCTCCAGAGGTAATCGCCTTCTCGATCGGGTCGGCCTCGGGCAACACGTTCCCCTTCTCAACGAAGAGAGCCGCATCGTCCAACGAATTCTGAATCGCCTTCAGCAACTCAGTCCAAAACTGCTCGCGCGCCTCATCCTGCTTCGACAGCCAGTGGAGTTGCTCTCCAAGTTCCGCCGAAGGGACGGGGAAGTTACCCAGGTTGCTCGCCTTGGTAACATAGACCTCTCGCTCGCGCAGTTCACGCTCGTTCCGCGCGTCCTGTTCAGCCTTCTCAAGTCGGGCCAGCAGATCGGCCTCGCGGTCCTGCTGCGCCTTGAGGGACTTCTCAAGATCTGCGAGACGGGTGTCCACCACGTTGGTCTCGTCACTCATGGAATCTACTCCTTTTTCCACGTCTTTTGTCCCCGTAATCGGGGCCTCGGAATCCTGTCCGGTGTCAGTGTCTGACTTGAGGGTCTCAGTCTCTAGCTCAGCCTCTGGTTCATCCGGAATCGATTCCGATACTTCCTTCTCAACGGCCTCTTCAGCCGCATCCTCTGTAGCAAGGCTACTCGGGGCACGCTTACCTACGATTGCCTCAAAAAGCCTTGTTACAACGCTCTTTGTAAGAGCGGCTTCGTCAACCACAGGAACAACCGGCTCAGGATCTGTGCCCTCCTGCGGTTCTGCCGACTTGAGCAAGAAGAAGGTCTCCTTGGCTGCTCCATCAGTCACGAGCCCCAAGGTGTCCACTTGCACATCGGACAGTTCCAATTCGTTCGCATCAATACCCATCGGCTGCTCCTTGAACAAAAAAAGGCGGGAATCCCCATTCAGGATTCCCGCCTGCCGAAGTAACTGCAATCAGAATATCACATGCAGATAGAGTTGTCAAGTAGTAATGCAGAGAAAAGCTACATTACATACTATTTTGTTGCTTTAGTCCCCAAATCAGTCATTATCAGTCATCATCAGTCATCGTAGGAGGCCGGTTTCCTTACGCGACCCTTGCCGCGAATGCTGTAGGCACGCAACTCGCCGCTAACGACGCGTTCCCAGGTCTTGGGCGAGAATTTGGTGGCGACCACCCAGGATCCCTTGGTAACCGGATAGCCGTCGATAGTGAAGTCAACCGGCGCAATGTAGGACTCCACCACGGCTGCATCCTCTTCGGGTAAACCAACTTCCCTATGCTGGATGTCGTAGCGGCGTGACCGGACCAGAAATGAGTGGGCCATCTTCTCGATCTCGCCTGGAGACATACGATGGTGTTGGGTATCAGTCTCACCAGGCGGGAAGACGGGGTAGACAACACCGTAAGCAATACGGCTAGGATCGGCAGTAGGCGCAATCAGGTTGGCCTGCAAGGAGATGTCAACCGGATCGGGAGAGTCATCCCACAGGGACTTTTCCAGGGATGTGTCAATACCGGCCTGATTCATCAGGGAGATCAGGCGTGAGCGGGCCTTGGCTTTGGACTTGGATGATGCCTGGGTGGACGATAGGCGGGCGGAGGCGTTACGCAAAGCATTCTTGTTGACCGGCGCTCCCGGACGGGAACGAACCGGCAAGTGGCACTTTTCTTTGATCTTGTCCTGTCCGGGTGGATTCTCATCAATCAGGCAGACGCTGCAGTAGGCCGCAGCATCGAGCTTAGAACGGGGTGTTGACCAGGGAGCGTCGGTGAAAGAGGCCTTGGAGACCGAGTCCTCATCCGAGTCCTCGTCTGAGTCCTCGGGATCCTCCTCATCATTCTCGTCTTTGAGATCGGCAAGATCGTCAAAGATTTCTTTCAAGGCCTTGGAAATAACCGGCTCAAACTTTTCTGCCGGTAGCTGGCTCTCGGCCAGGATCTCCATAACACGCTGCTTGATCTCCGCAATGTCTTGAGTCGCGCTCATTGGCTTGCTCCTTGTAAACAAAAAAGCCCTTATGATGCAGATCAAGTAAAGCTGCATCATAAGGGCAGTATATCATTGTTACATGAGCACGTCAATAACCGTGAATCTCACCGGTTTTCAGTTGCCGGTATTATACGAGACAATGTGTATAAATACCGGTCGTTATGTGTATAGTCCGCGTTACTATTACCAGTGGATAGCGCTATTGCGTATGCCTTCTTCGTTACGCTTCAGCCGCTCATTCATCTGTTTCAACAGTTTTTCCCAAGTGAGGGACGGCAGGGATCTCCACAAGGCCTTCTCTATCGCCCTTGCATCGACATCCGCCCCCGAATTGGCGAGGAGAAACTCCTGGCCCTTATCCCGTCGAACACGATCGGTGATGGTTATGATTGTGTCACGCGCGTCGATGCCCTTGGACGCGAACACTTTCTTTGACTTGCGGCCTAGGCGTTTCTTGCAAGTCGGACAACGAGCATTGCCATCGATGTTACTGCGTTCGCCTGAATTGTCGCTTGTATCAATACCGCTCATTTTACCCTCCCCTAGAGATTCTCTAGCCGTGCTGTTTAGTCGCCTAAAATATTCGCGAAAATGGCTCCCATAAAGGAGAAGAGAACGACGACGACAAGAAGAGGAGCCAAGTTAGGCCCAAATACTTCTGTGAGCCAAAGAATGGCCTTGTTGAAGACGACAGCGGCGAGAAAGACGACCAGCGCCACTCCGCCCCCAACTACGATGCCCAAAAGAGACCGTTTTATCCCCATTGTATTCTCCTTAGTGAATCACGAGATATATCTTTACCATCGTCGCCGCGATGATGAAAAGACCATGAATGAACAGTTTGACGAACATGGATATGATAAAGGATCTGCTCATCTTCTAAAGAGATTTCCACTCTCCACACCACATATCGTACCTGGTAACAGGCCAGACCAGAGTCCACTTGTTTTCAGAGATACTCTCTACCTCTGCCCTCGGCGGAAACCGCGCGCACTTGGACACTATGAGTGCGCTCCTGTCTAGCCCCTGAATATTGTTTGCCAGCCAAAAGGCGCAAGATGAGCAACTCATCATGTGAGTCATGGGCTGCTGTAATACGGGATCCGAACGCTCGGGCTGCTCGGGATCTTCCCCGTCATCACCTGTTATGCCCAGTAAATCATCAACCGTTGTCATGTTTATCC